CAGGCAACCCGTTGGCGGGCGGCAAGGTTTACACCTACGCGGCTGGCACGACCACCCCGCAGGCGACCTATACGGATTACACGGGCGGCGTCGCCAACGCGAACCCCGTCATCCTCAACACTCGCGGCGAGGCCAGCATCTGGTTCACGACCGCCCAGTACAAGCTCAAGCTGACCGACGCCGACGACGTAGAAATTTACACCGTCGATAATTTGAACGGCCCAGATCTCGCCACGCTTGCGCTCCTCGCGGCGTCCTCGGGATCGTCGCTGATCGGTTACATCAACACGGGCACGGGGGCCACCGCCCGCACGGTGCAGGCGCGTCTGCGCGATATGCTCTCGGTCAAGGACTTCGGCGCGGTCGGCGACGGCACGACCAACGACGCCACGGCCATCCAGAACGCGATCAACGCGGCGGCGGCACTCCCGGCAAGCGGCGGTTCGTCGGGCTTGGGCGGCATCTCGGGCGCGACGGTGTATTTCCCGCCGGGCGTCTATCGCATCAACTCGGGCCTCACGGTCACGAACGGCGTCAAGCTGGTCGGTAACGGCGAACGCTCCAGCGTCATCAACTACTACGGCAGCGGCGCGGCTATCTCCAACGTCACGCCGGGCACCCGCATCGGCAAGATCGGCATCATGGAGATGACCATTGCGAACAAGGCATCGGGCACGATTGGTCTTGACCTTGACTCGGTGTCTTATTCCGAATTCGCCTCGCTGTGGATCGACAGCTTCACGACCGCCGTCAAGATCAACTCGCCCACCTCGGGCTGGTCGGTCTACAACCGTTTTTACAACGTCACCTCTAACCTTTGCACGACCGGCTACTGGCTAACCGGAACGTCGTCTAACGCGCACACGTTTTATGCCTGCCGTTACAACACCGGCACGGTGAATTCAAACGGCATTGGCTGGAAGATTGAAAACAGCAACGGCAACCAAGTTATTGCTTGCCACGGCGACATGGTTTCAAACACCACCTATTTCGCCAAGCTGACCGCATCAAGCGCAAACCTTACCGACGGCAACGTGTTCTGGGGAAACCGCATTGAAGGCGACGGTTCTTACACCGTGTACGGTTTTGATGTCGGAACCAACGTCGGATATACCGTCATCGGCGGCAACTACTACACCGCCATTACGCAGACGCGCAATCTGACGGATAACGGCACCGGCACGAACATGGCCGATCCTTCGTGGACAACGCCGGGCATCAGCGGATACTTCCCGTGGAACGGCGTGGTAACCGGCCAGATCGTTTACAAGCGCGACGGCGATGGCGGCACGTATTACCCGTTCATGGTGCTGAACGACAATAACTCGTCGTCCGGCACGCCCGTCACGCTGCAAGTCATCACGCAGCGTCAGACCGGTCAATCTATCCAAGTGTTGCGCCAGACGACTGCGGCCAGCATCTCGGGCATCACGCAGGCCAACCCGTGCGTCATCACTACCTCGTCGGCGCATGGCATCACCATTGGGTCACAAGTGGCGCTGTCCGGCATCGTCGGCATGACGCAACTCAACGGCGTCACGACCTACGTCACCGCCACGACCTCGACGACGATCACGTTGGGCGCGATCAACTCGACCTCATACACGGCGTATTCGTCGGGCGGCACCGTTACGCCACAGACGGCGCAGTTCGCGGTGGGCGGCGACGGCATGATCGTTCAGCAAAACGTGTCCAAGGCGTTGAGTTCGCCGACCAACAACGCGCTGTATATCGGCCAGTTGTACGTCGATACCAACAGCAACGGCGGTTATATTTCGTACCGCACCGGCTTCGGCGCAGGCGATTGGAAACTCATCACATGACGCATCTGGCTGATGATCGTGACCTTGCGCTCTCCGTAGGCTATCGCGCCACGGATTGGAGCGAACCGTTAGACTTTGACACGTACCTTAACGCTCTAACGGATTGGCACGTTCAAGCCATTATGCGCGGCGATGAGTGCATCGGCGCGGTGTATCGAAAAGAGGACGAAGTTCACGTATCCATCGTCCCCGAGTGGCGTAGGAAGTGGGCGACCAAAGGGCTGTTGCGGCAAGTGTGCAGCAAAGGCACATCGACCCGCGTAACACCCGGTCACGACTATATGTACGGCATTTTGGCTCGTTTAGGATTTAAGCCGACCGACAGCGGCAAACTGGTATTGGAGCAATAACATGGGCATCGAAACAGCACTCCTCGCACCTATCATTAGCGGAGCAGGAAGCATTATCGGCGGCGCATTGCAGGGCAGCGCGGCTAGAGGTGCCGCTAGGACGCAGGCTCAAGGTGCCGCAGATGCGCGGGCGCAAATACAAGCCGCGTTAGACAAAATTGAAGGATTTTCCAAATCTTACCGCGACACGGGTGAGGCAGGATTAACGCGCATCAACGAAATGTTGCCGTATTTCTCGACGCCCGTTACCGCTGAAGAAATCCAAAATATGCCCGGCTACCAGTTCATGGTCGGGCAAGGCACCGGAGCCGCTCGTCAGCGATTTAACGCGATGGGCGGTGGTAGCAACATGGATCGCGCTGCACAAAAGTTTGCAGCCGATTATACGACCAGCGTTGCGCTGCCCGCGCTGATGCAACAGAAGTCGGACATTTTTAACCGTCTTGCGGGCATCGCCAATATCGGCCAGACCGCTATCGGCCAATACGGGCAGGCGTTGGGTTCGGGTACGGGCGCAATGGCAAACCTTACGACCGGCGCGGCGAATGCTTTGGCAGGCGGTCAAGTTGGTGCTGCGAACGCTTACGCGGGTGGATTAGGCGGGTTTGGTAATTCGTTGTGGATGTATCAGTTGATGCGTCAGCGTAACGATCCCGGCATGGGTCTTTCACGTTCGCAGTTAGATACGTTGTTGCCCGAAGTGACGCCGACTGGCCCCATTCCACGCGGCTAAAGAGGAATTAAATTATGGCCGTAGGTTTTGACGTAAACCCGATCCAGCCGGTTGCTACGCAGATTAAGCCGCCGGAGGCAATGTCATTGGCCGATATGGTCAACATGGCCCGTGGTATTCAAGCCTATCGCTCAAGCGCGATTACGTTGTCCAAACAAGAGCAAGAAAACCGCGAACGGCTGGCATTGCAAGACTTTTTCAGCAAACCCGAAAACTTCCAGACCGATGGCCGCATGGACTTGAACAAAGTCAACGCCGCCGTTCCGCAACTTGCACCGCTAACGGGCCGCGATATTGTTAAGAACATCGCAGAAGTGTCGCAAGCGCAAACGGCGGCAGATGTTGCGACTCGAAATCTTACAACTGATGCTCGTCGAGTGGTGTCAACGCGTCTTGGAATTTTGGGTCGTGCGGGCGTTAAAGAACCGTCAGCATATTCGGCAGAATTAGATCAACTTTCCAAAGAGTACGGCGATGACCAAAACATGAATAAAGCCGTCGAAACCTACAAGAATTTAATTTCGCGTATGCCCGGCGGTGATGCGTTGCCGCAGATAGCGATTCGAGCCGCGCAATCCATAATGACGCCGACAGAACAACAAGCCGCATTTGCGCCGTCTGTGTCCATGCAAAACGTTGGTGCGACGTTGCAGCCATTTGCCGTTACGCAGCAGACGGGCGGCATGGCCCCGCGTGTTGAACGCGCAGGCGCAGGATTTCCGATTAGTCTGCCGCCGGGTAGCCGCGTACAACCGACCGGCCGCGTTGACGTTAATAACAATCCGACTGCATACGTTTATTCGGCTGATGGCACGATGGTCGGCGAAATACCGATCCCTGCTGGTGCGCCGCAAGGTGGTGCAGTTGCGCCGCCCGCTGGTGCTACGGCTCCGCGTCGTGGCCCCGTCATGCCGCCGGTTGGCCCGCAAGCAGCCACAGGAACAGTACGCCGATTGCCGCCGGGTGAAACAGCAGAAACTTATGCAGCAGGACAAAAAATCCGCAATGACGCAAGAGCCGCAGCGCAATCAGTTTCAGATCAATTAGCCAACAACAACGAAATTGTTCGCATTATCGACAGCGGTGAAATTGCCACAGGAACGGGCGCGGAAACATTGCGTAACTTGGGCGGCGGGTATGCAGTTCTTGGCGAGTTTGTTGATCCGTCTAAAGCCGCCGTCAATTACGACAAGATTGGCGATTTTCTTGCTCGACAAACCACTAACATTGCCCAAACAGCAGGATTCAATACTGATTCTGCGAGAAAAATTGGAGAGGAACAAACCGGACATAAAGGTTGGACGCCGGAAGCATTGAAGTCGGTTGCGCGATTAAATAGATCGCTTGCGACAATGGCGCGGTTTTATAACATGGGCATTACTAACGTATTTAATGCCACAAAAGACCCGATCGCAGTCGCGCAATACCGTGATGATTGGAATAACGCATTGTCTCGGGATGCGGCGCGAATAATTGATGTGACCTATAACCGAGATCAAGATAAAAACGGGCCGAGAGAATTGGCAGAAGAATTTGGCGGCGTAGACAGCCCACGATATAAAGCAGCACTTAAAAATGTTGCTCGACTGTATAAGTTGGCGGGAGGCAAGTAATGGCCGCTGATCCGCAAGACCCGATTTTAAGCGGCATGAATCCTGCGGAAATTGACGCCGTATTCCGACAATCAGCCGGTGCAAAATCAAGATCCGCAGTTCCGCAAGCGGCAAACGAGGAACCGTCGATAGAGGATTTTAATCCGTTGTCGGTTGATAAGGCATTTCGTCAAGCCGCAGCGCAGCCTGCAACGCCGAAGGTTAAAAGCATTTTTAAGCGGGCGATTTCTGGTGCTGAAGATGTATTGCGAACCGCAGGGCAAGGCGCAGCGGCAGCAGCAGACATTCCGTTTGAAACAATTCCTGCACTTATTGAAACGACCACGTATCCTGCAGCCCGCGCTTTAGGGCAAACACCGGAACAAGCGCAACGCACCGCTGGCAGAGTTGCCGGAACCGCCGCAAGTTATTTCGCACAACCCTTTGGCAAAGCGTTCGGCGTTACAGAAACGCCGGGATATAAAGGCATGGGCTTTGCAGAATTTGTTGCAAAATACGCTGACAAAGGCGCGAATTGGATTTCGCAGCAAACAGGTGCGCCAGCCGAGGACGTAAAAAACGTCATGGCTCAACTTGGGTTTGTTGCCGGTGGGCCTGCGGGAGAAGTCGCGGGCGCAGCCGGTCGCGCTGTAGGCGGTGCATTGAAGCGTGAGGCCGGTTACGTCGCTGGTGCCGCCCGCGATGCCGTGTCGGGCTTTAAGGCAGATCGCGCCGTTAAAGAAAACAAAATACCCACCGAGATGCAAGCGCAGTTTGACGCGCAGCGAAGCATGGGTGCAGCGCAAGCACAGCCGAATCCGTGGAAAACGGTATTTTCTGGTGCGGAAGAAGTTAAGGGCGAATATCCGAAAATTCGAAGCGCAACAATATCCAAGCCGCGAAATGTTGCAGAACAGCAAGCGGTGCGCGAATTGTTGACAGATGTTCTTGGCGATAATGTCGGTGCGTTACGCGAAGGCGTTGTGACCGGCGACATCGGAAAATTAAAAGACGAATACCACTTGTTAAAGCGTCCCGAGGATAGTCCCGAAGGCGCGGTAATGAAGTCGCAGATTGCTAAAGAGCAAGAGGCGTTAACCAATTATGGTCGGCAACGTATTGAGGCAACTGGCGCAGACCCACTTTTGCAAAATGCAGAAGAACGCGGAAGTCGAATATACGATTTATTTACCGGCGAAACGGACAGTATTCGCGGTTGGCTTAATCAACAAAAAAATGAATTGTATGCCGATGCTAGAGACAAGGTAGGCTCAAACCCGGTTACGGGTAACAACATTGGCGACACAATTAAAGATGACGTTTTTACGGCAACTGCGGAAGCCACAAAAAACAAAGAACTGGTTAGCGGCGTTGAAAAGTTAATTAACCTTGCAAAAACCAAAGGTTTCAAAGACAAGGGACGAATTATTCAACCTAACACGATTGATGCGTGGGAATTTGTTCGTCAACGACTTAATACGTTACGCAACGAAACAAACAAAGGGTTAATTAAAGACTTAAACGGCGCAATAGATTTAGACATTGCCGAAGCCGCAGGAGGAGACTTTCTTCCTCGCGCTCGACGCTTGCATGAAATTGAAAAAACCATTTTTGGCGAAAAAGGCATCAAACGTGCGTTTTCAAAATTGTCGGAAAACGGCGTAGAAACTGGTGTTCCGTTTGAGAAGATTCCGCAGCATCTCAACAGTTTGCCCGTTGGCGAGTGGAAACACATTGTCGATACTGCCGAAATGTTGGCGCGTGGGAAGTTTGTTGATCCCATTGGCAACAAAAAAGGCCAACCGCGATTTACGTTAGACATCCCGCCGGAAGTGCAGCAAAACGCAAAACGTGCGTTAGCAGAGATTCGTGGATCGTTAGCGCGTGAGGCGTTTGAAAAAGGCGCGTCTACGGAAAACTGGAACGCTAGGGCATATAACGAAATCTTGAACGCAAGAGGCCCGAAAATTTCGTATGGATTTCCGTTAGACCAACAACAAGCATTTCATCGGTTGAACCTTGCCGGTCAGTTAATGCCCGCGAAGTTTGAATACGAAGGCGCGGCGATTCAGACGGCAAGAGAAAGCCGCGTGCAAAAGGGATTGGAATTGGCGCGAAAGGCCGCGCAAGTTGGCGTTCCAGCGGCGGGCGCAGGCGCAGGAGCGTTTATTGGTACTGCATTTGAAGCACCGGGATTCGGCGCAGGGCTTGGCGCAATCGCTAGTCAGCAATTAAAATCTTCGGTTGAGGGTGCGATGGCCGCAAAAGCCGCGCAAAACATGACGAAACGTATGCAGGAACAGTTTCAGAAAGGCCGCACTCCGATCAATCAAATGATCCCGCCACAACAGTAGGGAAGCGACAAGATGACGACCGTGCAAGAACTTGAAGTAACCGTAACCTCGCACATCGACGTGTGTGCGGTGCGTTATGAGGGCATCGCCACCGAAATGCGCGGCGTCAACGCTCGTCTGAAACGCATGGAACGCATCATTATTAACGGCGGTGCTGCGGCGATTGTGATCTTGCTGACTGCCCTCGGTACGCTGGCGATCCTGCTGCTAGAAGCGATGCACAAATGAATTGGGGCGAAATCCTCAAGATGGTCGTGCCGATCCTAGTCATCAGCATTGGCTGGCTCTTGGGGCAAGTCTCGTCGTTCAGCAACCGGTTGATTAGCATCGAATCCAAGATGCCCGCGTTGATTACCAGCGAAGGAACGCCAACCGATAGCCCGCTGTCTGCCGAAAAACGGCAGAAACTAAAAGAGGAAATCCAACGCGAGATCAACGACCTCAACGTGCGCGTGACGCTGTTAGAGGAGCGCCAAAAGCGATGATGCCGTTGATTCAAGGGCTGTTGTCCAACGGCTTGAGCCTTGTCGCCAACGCTGTCATGGCAAGGGGCCAGCAGTTCGTCGAGGACAAGTTAGGCGTGAAACTCGCGCCGAACATGAGTCCCGAGCAAGTCGCCGAACTCAAGATCAAGGAGATGGAGCATGAGGAAGAACTTATGCGCCTGCGCCTTGAGGAAGGCAAGCTGGGGCTGGAAGAACTCGGCATCCGCATTAAGGACGTAGGCTCGGCCCGCGACCGCGAAGTGCAGATCGCCACGAACAAAGACGCGCCGTTGCTGAATAAGATCGTGACGCCGTTGCTCGCCCTGTCGCTGTTGCTGATTACGTTCGTGCTGTTCGGCGTCGTGATGTTCCAGAGCGACCCGGTGGATAGCAGCCGCAAGGACATTTTGATCTACATTTTGGGCGTGTTGTCGGCTATCTCGACGCAAATCGTGTCCTACTATTTCGGTTCGTCGCAGGGCAGTAAGGACAAGTCCGAAGCTCTGGAAAAGGCCATCAAATGAGCCTCGTCAACGAACAGGCGGCGTTCCTGCTGGATGTTGGCAAGCTGGTGCTGGAAGCCACCCGGCAGGGCTTTACGGTGACGGCGGGCGAGATGTACCGCACACCCGAACAACAGGCCGTGTACGTTAAGACAGGCCGATCCAAGACCATGAATAGCCTGCACCTTACCCGGCGGGCGGTGGATCTAAACTTTTTCCAAAACGGAAAACTTGTATACAACCGGGATACACTTGCGCCGCTCGGTGCGTATTGGGAGTCGTTGCACCCGCTCAATAGCTGGGGCGGCAACGGGCAGAAACTGGTGGACGTACCCCATTTCAGCCGGGGTGACGGCAAACCAGAGTGGCGGCGGCTAACCGATTCCGTCCCAAAACCGGCCTAGATACCCCAGAAGCCAATCGGCCTCACGCTCCAAGTGCTGATGCCGCATCCGGTACAGCACCTCGTTAAGCGTTAGAGGTAATCCCTCCCGTGTCGGCGGCAGGCCCAGTTCGGTGTCGGGCCATACTTCCACTCGGTGGCTATGTCGTTCCTGTGTTTCGTCCATAAGTCAAACATCCACATCAACCATGTCATAAAACCTCCTCTGAACGCAATACGGCTAGGGTTCGGATGACCCCCTCCAGATGAGCGAGTCTGACGTAATCACGCTCCAGATCGGTGTGGGAGCGCCTATCGACGGCATCGTGGCACGCCGAGCAAGACCATGACCCCAAGGCGTCGTCTGCCTTGATTCCGATACCAGAAACGCCCGCCAGACGGACATGGGCCAGCACGGTGGTCTCGGAGTTGTGGTTGCAGATGCCGGGTAGCCGGATCATGCACCCACGACCCCGAGCCTGTTCCCGTAGGTTCACGCGGCGATCCATACGGCGGCAGACCGGCCCGTGCGGGTCTTGCGGTTGATCGTGGCGCGGGTCACCAGACCCAGCTCCATCAGCTCAATTCTGCGTGGTCGTTCGGTGCTGGGGTTCATGTTGAGGCCCACTTGGATTTCGTCGTCGGTTGCTCCGTAGTCGCCTCGCTCCTCAATAAACCGAAGCACCTTATCGCGCAAGGTCGCCGCCGAAGGCTTGATCGCCGCCGCCGCATCAAACGATGATCCGCTGTGTTCTTGAAAGGGCGGGAATTCGATGCTGTGCTGGATCATGGCTCTCTCCACTTGAACTCACCGGTTTTCCCATCGTAGTAAGCGCAATCCAAAGCAATTGCTGCCTTATGCGCCGTCCCGTTTGCCAGACCGTAGCCGATCCATGCGCCAAACATCATGCCCGAGCATAACGACACCAGAAACGGTATCCAGAATTCTTGATCTTTCATACGTCCTCCGTGTAGATCGGTTCGGGCAGCGGCCCTATGCCGATCTCGATGCATTTGTTTTCGATGAACAGCAGAAACTCACGAAATTCTTGTACGGTCAAATTGCTGCTACGTTTGAGCGGTCGCAGTCGTTTGCGTCCTAATCCTTCAAGAACCTCAAACCCGAAACATTCGCCTAAAAAATATTCGTGCAAATCTGCTCGATGGTAACCGCGCAACATTTCGCCGCCTGCCTCTAAAATCATGGGATAAACCACCCCATTCAAAAAGGCGTTTTGAGCGTTTGAGCGACGTTTCTTCCAAGGCTCCACGGTGATCGCCCACGATTTCGTAGTGTCAATCGAGGCAACCATCGTGGCGACAGCCTTGATGATGTCGTCGGCCTGCGTGCCTTTTGGGAATATGCGCTTCATCAGAAGTTGATGTCGTCGTCGGCCCAGTTATCTTCCGTGAGCTGTTTTTTCGGCGGCGGCCTCTTGTTGGCATCGAGCGGCACCGCGACCGACAGCCGCATCATGTGTTTGGTCTTGCCGGTCTTTTTGCAGACATAAGTGGACTTGCGACCGAACAGCGTCCAATCCGTTCCGGCGACGTTGACGCTGCCGGTGAAATCGGGCGAATCTTCGGTTTTCTTTTCCTCGTTGACGAACAGCACGCCCTTGTTAACGGGGTCATACGGCGTGTCATATTGTTTTTGCTGCGGTTTCACTTCATTTGCTCCTTCGCTATTTTGATGTAAGCCTTGATCGCGGATTTCAGTTTGGAACCGAGCGCATCGCCAACCGCGACATACAAATCATGGTTTGCGCTAATCGTTTGGTGAATGTCTAGCACCGCAAACGCGATGTCTTTTTCTTCGGCGTCAAGGTCAAATGCGGCCTTGAACTTATCAACGTATGCTTGCACCTCGGCAGGGTCTGCGGTTTTTCCAAGATCACCGCGAGGGTCAAGCCGCAGATCGGGTTTTCGGCCTTGCGCGGCTTCGCCGTCATCGTCGGTTTGATAAATACCAACAATCGCAGCCAACGCGTACCGGCGGGCATACGTCAGCCCAGAGCCTTGCGCCTGCGGGCTGTTGTCTTTAACCAGCACCGGCATTTCGCCCGCGATCCACTCGCCACTTGAATGCAGCAAGGTCGTTACCAAAATCAAGCCATCTGGCGTGTATCGGCTGGTTTGCACCACCGCCAGCCCGTTGTCTGTCAGCGGCTTGCGGCAGGCTTCCCACACCGCCTCAAGATCAGCATAACGGCTTTTGTAAAAAGGATTGGCCGAATCTTTAACGGCTCCCGTTATAGCGGCTTGTGCCTTTGCTAACGCCGCAGCCAACGCACCGATTGTTTCTGATTTCATTGCAGTTTTCTCTCCACGTTTTCAAGTTCTTTATGGACGGCAATCAACGTCGCCAGCAGGATCGTTCGGATGAACTCGGCTTCTTCAAGTTCAGCGTCCTGTTGTTGCCACCAATCGTTATCGTCAAGCGGCATTTCATCGTCCCACATGGCTTGTCTCCTGTTTGCATCCGTGGCCGTCGCAAGGCTCAATCCAGCAACAAAACAAATAAAGCAGGATGAGGCCGATCACTTGGGGCTTGATTGATTTATTCGTCATGGCCGTCATCCCACAGCATTTCTTGGCCGATCTCATCTGCGATTAAATCGTAGTCAAGGTAATCGGGATCAACGTCAAGAACGACCGGCAAAGAGTGGTAATCCTTGTCGTTCAGTTCGTACACGCCGTGCAGTTGCACGCCGTCGATTTCAAACTGATCGCCATACTGCGTCCAGTACACGTTGGCCTTCCATTTGTAACCCAACGCGGAAAGGGTCATGTCGGTGCAGTTGCTGTTTTTAAATTTGGACATCTCTGTTGTCTCCTGTGAGGGGCGGCTTACGCCGCCACCTCGCCTTCTTCGCGGGCTTTTTCTAAAAAGCGTTCCCACTCGTCGGCTTTGTTGACGCGATAGCCATCTGCTTTTGCCGAAGCCTTAAGGTCAGCGTAGTAGGCTTCAAATTTTTCGCGGAGTTGCTTGATGGATTTCATAACTTGCTCCTGTCTGTGGTAGCCGGTCTGTCTGTGACCGTGGAGACAGTTTAGCAATCTAAACGGCTATGTCAACCCCCTTGCGAAAAAAGTTTATGCGGCTAAAATGCCGCACGATGGACATTCAGAAAATACTTAAACGGTTCCCTAGCCAGAAACATATGGCAAAAGCCTTTGGCGTAACGGACGGGGCCATCAGCCAATGGATCAAGGCAGGGCGGCTACCGGATGCCCGTGTATGGCAATGGAAGGCGGGGCTGGTAAAGCCCGTAAAAGGCCGCTAATGGCCTCAAACGAAAAACCCCGCCGGAGGGCGGGGCTTGACGGGCCGGGGGAAATGGCCTTACGCTTGGATTGCTGTTCGAGCGTGATGGAGATTCTGACGGACTGTTCTAGTCATGTCAATCACCCCACCACGTTTGATGCTCGGTATTGGGAACACTCCCTTAAGCCCGTTGGGGAAGAACGCGGGGCGATACTTAAATCCGTACAGAGGCCGCCCATTTACGGACACGCAGCGCAGAGTTGGGAAGCGTGGAGGCGAACGGGGAAAACCCGTAAAAGTTGCCAACAACGGATGGCTCCGTCAGTCATCAATCCGTGCGAGTGGGTAAGGCCTTGTTATGTCTGCTCACCGCACGGAATCACCATCAGTCATCTACCACAGAGAGGTAGTAAGTGAACGTAATAGCATTCGGAGACTGTAGAACCTTGATGAAACGCTGGAAAGACGAAGGCGTTAAGGTTCAGACCTGTGTGACCAGTCCACCTTACTTCGGCTTACGGGATTACGGACACCCCGAACAACTTGGATTAGAAGAAACGCCCGAAAAGTTCGTTGCCAACATGGTTGAGGTGTTTCGGTGTGTCCGAGACATACTGGCCGACGATGGAACGCTCTGGTTAAACATTGGTGATAGTTACGCTCGGCAAGGAGGCAAAGTAAGCGAACAATCTCGCCATTGGGATGGTAGAGAGCGCGATCCCGGCGCGATGCACTCCACTCGTCACGTTGACAATATGCCGGGCTTCAAGCCAAAAGACCTTATCGGTATCCCGTGGATGCTGGCTTTTGCCCTGCGTGCTGACGGTTGGTATTTGCGCCAAGACATCATTTGGCACAAACCCAACCCAATGCCCGAAAGCGTGACGGATCGTTGCACCAAAGCGCATGAATACATATTTTTGCTATCCAAGTCGCAAAATTATTTTTACGACGCAAAAGCAATCATGGAACCGGCAAAATATGGCGAACAACACGCCAAAAAAGCAACGTCGTGGGGAACAAACAGAAAGCATCCGAACAAAGCAAACGTAGAAAAATATGCTTTTGCTGGCGAAAACCACACTTGCAGTCAAATGCCAGACGGTTCATACGGTAAAAATAAACGCAGCGTGTGGACGGTCACAACCAAGCCCTACGCTGGCGCACACTTTGCGACGTTTCCGACTGATTTAATTGAGCCATGCATATTGGCTGGATCACGCGAGGGCGATATTGTCTTTGATCCGTTTATGGGTAGCGGAACGACGGCGCAAGTGGCGTTAGAACACAGGCGACAGTTTTTAGGATGTGAATTGAATCCGCAGTACGAACAACTGCAAAAAGAACGCATTAGCAGCGTGCAAGTCAATTTAATTTAAGGGGAATAAACATGGATATACCGAATTTAGACACAGCAGCATGGGATCGGTGGGTAGCCTACCGAAAGGCCATTAAAAAGCCGTTTAAGGACGTTTCGTTGCACGCTGCCGCAGTCAAGTTGGCAAAATACGGTGACCAGCAAGCCGAAGTGGTTGACCAAAGCATCAGCAACCAATGGCAGGGGTTGTTTGACCTGCAAGTAAAAAAACTCGCCCCCGGTGAAAAACCGCAGAAAACCAAGGAACAACGCGCCGCTGACGATCTGAATTGGGAAAATTCGGTCAAGCGTGCGGAAAAAGGTTGGCAGGAAACCATCCCGACCGCTTTCGGACGCCTCAAATTGTGCGATGCGCTGTGGGCGCGCTACACGATTGAGGAAGGCCCGGACGTTGACGACAAAATGGATTGGCTCAAGGGCGTGGTGGCGAGAAACCTGAAGGAAGCCGAAGCCAAGGCCGTGGCGAACGACCCGCATCTGATGATTATGGTCATGTGCTTTTTCGGCCCGCTCGGGGTCAAGCGCATCAAGGAACGGGCAGCGGTGGGCGCATGAAACCCGATTACATTGTCCGAATGGCTAAAAACGATTATGGCATTTACGCTTTTACAGAAAAAACCCTTGAATTATTTATTGTCCTTGTTGCCGCAAACGAGCGGGAGGCGTGTGCGAAAGTGTGCGACCGCGAAGCCGCCGCAGAAAGCAACCCCGTCCCGTTTGACCGATGTGCCGTTTTGATTCGCGCCCGAGGTGACCAATGACCCGCGATGACGTGATCCGCATGGCGCGAGAAGTGGCAGACAAGGACACGGTTGACCCGGTACATGGCGACCCGCCGTTCATTGTGCTGACGCCCGACGAGATGATCCGCTTTGCCGCCCTTGTTGCCGCAGCCGAACGCGAGGCGTGTGCTGCCATCGCCGACCAATACTCCGCACCGCTCGTCGCCGGTAAAATCCGAAAGCGAGGCGAAGATGGCGGCTAAACGGCGATGCAAAGAGTGCCAGAAAGAATTTCTGTCGCCCGAGTCCTATCGCACCCATAAACGCCGCGACGGGTTTTGCCGCAGCGATGAAGCCTTAATCGCTGTAGGGTTTAATAAAACGCCGACCGGCTGGATTATCGACCGGGAGCGCAGAAAATGAGCCGCCGCGCAGCCAAGGTGGACGCCAATCAAACTGCCATCGTGCAGGCACTTCGGGCGGCGGGCTGCTCGGTGCAAAGCATCGCCAGCGTCGGCAAGGGCGCACCCGATCTGTTGGTTGGCTACGGAGGCCAGAATTATCTGCTGGAGATTAAAGACCCCGCCCAGCCGCCCTCGGCCCGCAAGTTAACGGATTTCGAGGCCGCGTGGCACCTGTCGTGGAAGGGGTCGGTGCGGGTGGTGCATACCGCCGACGAAGCCATTGCATACGTCAAGATGTGACGTAGAATCGCGGTATGGCCGAGTATTCCGAAGATGTCGCCGAGTTCGTGTCTGTGCTGCTACACAGCTCGACCGTGACTCATTTTCAACATCTATCGAGTGCCTCGTACAGCCAGCACAAGGCGCTTGGCAAGTATTACTCGGCCATTATTGATCTCGCCGACCGCTACGCCGAGGCGTATTCGGGCAAATTTGAGCAGATCAAAAGCTGGCCCGAGGAGTTTCACATGGAGAAAGACCCGGTGAAATACCTCAAAAACATTCAAGATTTCGTCGAAGAAGCCCGCAAGGAACTCCCCGAGGATACCGAGCTACAGCAGATCATCGACGATATTGCCGACCTCATATCATCCACCCTGTTTAAGTTGAGATTTTTGGAGTAATCATCATGGAAAAGTACGGAACCAGCGCAAAACCGCCGAAGGGCGCGTCTGCCTCTGACGGCACGGGCGAGCGCCATGAGCGCCTCAAGAACGGCGTCGCCATGGGCATGGCCGACGGCGTAGGCAGCGACAAAAAGTTTGACGGTGGCCGTTCCAAGGGAACGTGCTATACCCACGACCGCAAGTCCTACCAGAAGTAAACGGGTAACCCCGGCGACCGCCGTCGCCGAGGCACCCTAACCACCGAAGGGAGAGATTCGATGGCTGACCCGCATGATACGTGTGGAACGTGCAAGTTTCACAAAGGCTCGCCCGTTGGGGCGTGCCACCGTTATCCAGAAACCATCGTGAAACACATCGCTGACCATTGCGGCGAGTACCTCCCTAGACCCGTCTATGACATCCAGACCGACGCCGTGGTGCCGGTCAAACGCCGTGGGAGGCCACCCAAGCATGATTAAACCCCTGCGAAACTTCATCGTGGTCAAGCCGATCACGCGGGAGCTGTCCAAGGTTTTGCACGTTCAGAACCGGGAAAAATACAACCGAGGCATGATCGTCAGCATCGGCCCCAAGGTCACCGACGCCAAGCCCGGTGATTTCGTGGTGTACGGCAACGGCACCTACCTCGACTTCCCGCTCGTCAAACACGGCGGCGAAGAATTCCAGATGATCCAAGAGGCCGACATCGCCTTCATAGGTGACCCATGAGCAAACACGACAAACCGATCCGCAGAGCCGTCGGCGGCAAGGGCGCGACCTACCGCCCGACCGAAAAAGGCGCAGGCATGACGGCCAAGGGCCGCGCCGAGTACAACCGCAAGAACGGCAGCAACCTCAAGCCGCCCGCGCCAAATCCCAAGACCAAGGCCGACGCAGGACGCAAAAAGTCATTTTGTGCAAGAATGTCTGGAGTGGTTCGGAACGCAAAGGGGCCGGCGACACGCGCAAAAGCCTCGTTGAAGAACTGGAACTGCTGACCGTGCGGTGCCACTCGGGAATCGGTGGCGCGGAGCATGAAAAAAGACTGTTTCAAGGAGCAAACAAATGACCAATTCAGTAGCCATCGGCGTCGCCTATCAAGATCAAGCAATCGTGGGCGGCAGCATCGACAACACCCCCATCGGCGCGACGACCGCCTCGACGGGCGCATTCACCAGCATCACCTCCAGCGCGACCTCGGGCGCGGTGATCGCCAACGCCACGGCGGGTCTGTATTTTCTGACCACCGCGATCACGGCGAACACCACCACCACGACCGCTCCGAAGGGCAGTCTTGCCACGACCACGAACGCGACTGGCACCGGCAAACTGTTTATCAGCGACGGCACGAAGTGGCAGTACCCTGTTGTTGCGTGATTGAGCTGCTAGAGCAGGAGATCAAGGCACTTGAGGCGTCAGAAACGGCGTCTCAAGTGACCCTCCAAATCCTACGGTCATTACTCGACAAGGCCCGACAACTTAAACCGAGCGTATTCGATGAACCGTGAACAGATCGCAGAACGCATGAAGGCACTCCAAGACGCCCAGAAGCGTCTAGAGGCCGAGATTTACCAAGTCAACGGCGCGATGGCCGACTGCAACTGGTGGCTCGCCAAGCTGTTAGACGAAGAATCCAAGGCCAAGGCAGAGGAGCCGAACAATGGCTAAAGCAGGGCTGTACGCCAACATCCACGCGAAGCAGGAACGCATCGCGCACGGCAGCAAGGAAAAAATGCGTAAACCCGGCACGAAGGGCGCACCGACCGCCGCCGCATTCAAGGCCGCAGCCAAGACCGCCAAGAGGAAATAACCCATGCCGCTCGTCAAAAGCACGACCCGCAAAGCATTCGGTCAGAACGTGAAAACGGAGATCCGTCATGGCAAAGGCCAAAAACAGGCGGTCGCCATCGCCTACAACGTCGCACGCGAAGCCAAAAAGAAAAAGCGCAAGTAAAATCAAACCGTTAAAAATCGAAACGATTGATTTAGGAGCGAAACAATGCCAGTCGGCGGACAACCCGGAAACCAGAACGCAGCCAAGGGGCGTCTATGGAACGATGCTCTCCGCATGGCAATCGCTCAAGACGACCGTGTTAGGGTTCGTAAGGCGGTAGAAAAACTGCTCGACCTTGCGGCTGAAGGCGAGCCTTGGGCGATCAAGGAACTGGCAGATCGACTCGACGGCAAGCCGGTTCAGCAGACGGTGCTGGAAAACAGCGACGGAACCCCGTTGCTTGCAGGCATCCAAGTGACGTTCGTCAAGCCAAGTGAGTGAAGTCGAGCAGGCTATTGCACGGGCAGAGTTTCCAGAAAAGTTAGCCTGCCTATTCCAGCCCGCCCGCTATAAAGTCTTGTATGGCGGTCGCGGAGGAGCCAAGTCGTGGGGCATTGCCCGCGCCCTGTTGATCCTTGCCGCACAGCGCCCGATCCGCGTCCTGTGCGCCCGAGAGTTCCAGACCAGCATCCGCGACTCGGTGCATAAACTGCTATCCGACCAGATTCAGTCGCTTGGCCTGCTGGGGTTCTACGAAATCACGCAGGCGAGCATCCGAGGCAGGAACGGCAGCGAGTTCGCGTTCGTGGGCCTTCGCAACAACGTCGCCAACATCAAAAGCTACGAAGGCGTGGACATCTGCTGGGTCGAGGAAGCCCAGACGGTGAGCCGGATGTCGTGGAACGTCCTTATTCCGACCATCCGCAAACAGGCCAGCGAGATCTGGATCAGCTTTAACCCCGAGCTGGAGTCTGACGAAACCTACCAGCGGTTCGTGGTCAACCCGCCGCCCGAGGCTGTCGTCCAGAAGATCAACTGGTCGGATAACCCGTGGTTTCCCGAAACGCTTCGGCTGGAGAAGGACGCCCTCAAGGAGCGCGATCTACAGGCTTACAATCAAGTCTGGGAAGGCATCTGCCGACAGTCGGTGGACGGCGCGGTGTTTGCCCATGAAATGCAGCAAGCCGAGATGGAGGGCCGCATCACGCGGGTGCCGTATCAAGCCGTTAAGCCCGTCCATGCGGTGTTCGACCTTGGCTGGGCGGACAACACGGCGATCTGGTTTCTCCAGTTCGTGGGCATGGAGACGCGGCTGATCCGCTACATGGAAAACAGCCAGAAGCCGATTAGCTGGTACCTCGCGCAGATGCAGAGCTTCGGCTACGTCTACGACACGATCTGGCTTCCGCACGACGCCGAGAACAAGACGCTTGCGGCTGCCGGGCGAAGCATCGAGGAAATCGTGCGTGCCTCGGGTCTCAAGACCCAAGTCCTGCCGCGCATCCCGGTGACCGACAGCATCAACGCTGCCCGCACCATGTTCCCGTCGTGTTGGTTCGACCGCGAGAACACCGACCTCGGCCTGCAATGCCTCAAGCATTACCGCTACGACGTAGACCCAGAATCGGGTCAATTCAGCCGGATGCCGCAGCACGATAGGTATAGCCACGGCGCAGATGCTTTCCGTTATATTGCAATGGTCGTCAAAGAACCGGTAAAACGAAGGCCGCAGGCGCGTATTGACGGCGCGGCTAACTGGATGGGCTAACGATGGCATATCAAGACCAGAGCGAAGATCCACGCATTTCAGAGGCCATCAAGTTTCTGCGCCTTGTCGCCGACGCCGACACGCAAAACCGCTCCGCCGCCCTTGAGGACGTAAAGTTCGCCGCTGGCGAGCAATGGCCGGTCGAGATTCAGAACAGCCGCAACCTTGAGGCTCGGCCTTGCCTCACGATCAACAAGATCGACGCCTATGTGCGGCAAGTCACGAACCAGCAGCGCGAGCAGCGCCCGCGCATCAAGGTTCACCCGGTCAACAACGAAGGCGACCTCAAGATCGCGCAGGTGATCGAAGGCATCACCCGCCACATCGAGATCAACTCCAGCGCCGACACCGCCTACGACACCGCGTTCGACTCGGCTGTGCGTATGGGCTGGGGTTACTGGCGCGTCATCACGGATTACGTCCGTGAGGATAGTTTCGAGCAAGAGATTTATATCAAGCCCATCGACAACGCCTTCACGGTTTATTTCGACCCGAACAGCGTCGCGCCGGATGGATCGGACGCCGAGCGGTGCCTCATCACCGAGGTCGTCGCCAAGGAAAAATTCCGCGAGATGTACCCCGACGCCGACGAAGGCGTGCAGTTCACGCCGCGCAGCACGGGCGACAGCACCGCCGAGTGGGTGACCAAAGAGGACATCCGCATCGCCGAGTATTTCTACATCGAGCGCGAGCGCGAGACGCTGGTCATGCTGTCGGACGGCACGAAGGCATACAAGTCCGAGCTGCCGTCGCAGGAACTGCTCGACGCCGCGGGCGTGTCCGTCGTCAGCGAGCGCAAGACTTGGCGCAAAAAGGTCAAGTGGTGCAAGTTGACCGCAATGCAGATTCTTGAGGAGAAGGAATGGCCGGGCCGATATATCCCGGTTGTTCCCTGCTACGGCGCACAGACCATCGTGGATGGCAAGCGTCGCAAGTATGGTTTGGTGCGGTTCGCCAAAGACCCGCAGCGTATGTATAACTTCTGGCGCACGGCCATGACGGAATCCGTCGCGCTCGCGCCGAAGGCCAAGTGGGTCATTGCAGAAGGGCAGGACGAAGGGCATGAGAACGAATGGGCGATGGCTAACATCAAGTCGATGCCTGTACTGCGGTACAAGCAAACCGACATTGAAGGACGACCCGCGCCGCCGCCGCAACGCTTGCAGCCCGAACCGCCCCCCGCTGGCATTATGGCCGCGACCGAAACGATCAGCCGTGACTTGCAGACAGTCCTCGGTATTTTTGACCCGGCGCAGGAACTGGCTGGAAACGTGTCCGGCAAGGCACTAAACGGCCAGCAGCAACAGGTTGACCTGTCGAACTTCCATTTTTACGACAACTTGACGCGCAGCATCAAACAGACGGGCAAGATCATCCTTGACCTTATCCCGAAGATTTACGACACGCAGCGCGTCCTTCGCATCATCGGCGTAGACGGCAAGCCCGACTTGACCACCGTCAACGAAGTGACGGCCACGGGCGAGGTGCTGAACAACATCACCGTGGGCGAATACGATGTCGTCATGGATGTCGGCCCCGGCTATAACAGCAAGCGCCAGCAGGCTGTCGAGGCCATGATGCCGCTGATGGCGCAGAACGAAATTTTCCAAGTGGCGGGCGACCTTATGTTCCGCAACATGGATTTCCCCGGCGCAGATGTCATCGCCGACCGCCTCGCCGCGTTGAACCCGCTTGCCAAGATCGACGAAAAATCGCCGATCCCGCCGCAAGTGCAGATGAAGATGCAGCAGCAGGAGCAGATGCTTCAGCAGATGCAACAGCAACTGCAAGTCGCGCAGATGCAGCTCAAGTACCGCAGCGATGTCGAGGAAATGCGGCAGGAAGGCGAAACCAAGCGCAAGCTCATGGATGTCACCTCACGCGCCCACAACACCGAGACGATGGCCGAGGTGCGCGTCAACGACCAGAACACGCGCAGCATCACCAGCCAGAACAAGACCGAAATCGAAGCGTTGGTCAAGCTGGCGCTCGCGCAAGTGGACGATCGTGCGCTACAGGCCGAGATCAATCGCCGCAACGCGGAGCAGTACGCCTACGCGCAGGAAGCCGCCCGCGACATCCACATGGGCAGCAGTCCGTTCGTCCAACAGTAAGTTATGCCGCTGCCGACCCGCGAAGAACTGGAGTCACGCTACGGTCAGATGGTGGCCGAGCAGCAGGCGCGGGTGCGCTGGCGTCTCAAGGCGATGACGGAACGTAATTGACACGACCGCAGGACGGACTACACTAGTTTCACCCTACCGTTGGGGATCAGCGGGTAAATTCTTGGGGATAACCCATGTCTGACGAACCAAAGGTCGCCCAAAACGTGGTGACCGCAGAAAATCTAGCCGAGTTCAACGCACAGAAGTTAGGTTTAGCGGAGCCGACGGCCCAGACCGAGGCGGCAGCAGAGGCGGAAGCCCCTGCCGAGCCGGTAGCCGACGAAAGCCCGAGTGAGCCGCCTGTAGCCGAAGGCGAGGCGACGGCAAAAGAGGAGCGCAAACAGAACCCGAAGATCGAACGGCGGTTCTCCGAGATCACCAAGCAACGCGAAGCTGCACGGGCGGAAGCCCAGAAAGAACGCGAGGCGCGGGAGGCTCTGGAGGCACGGCTACGGGAACTTGAGGCCAAGACAAATCCCCCTGCACCGCAGGAGTCGAAGGCCGATAAACCCAAGCCAGAAAACTTTACCGACGCCTTTGAATATGCAGAGGCGCTGGCGAGTTGGACTGCCGAGCAGACGCTGGCAAAGCGGGATCGGGAGGAGCAGGAACGCAAGGCGAACGAACAGAGGCAACTTGCTGTCAAGGCATGGGCCGACCGCGTAAACGCCGCGAAAACCGAGCTTCCCGACTTCGACGACATGGTGCAGTCGAGCGACGTAGTGGTTACAGACCCGATACGCGACGCCATCATGGAAAGTGATGTAGGCCCGAAAATCCTGTATCACCTCGCCGAAAACCCCGAATTTGCACAGAAATTGAACGGAATGTCCGTCATTTCGGCGCTGCGCGAGATTGGGAAACTGGAGGCACGGTACGAAACCAAGCCTCAAAGCAAGCCTTCTGCCGCTGTTAAGAGTAATGCGCCGGAGCCGATTACGCCGATCAAGGCGGCATCCACCGGGCGTGATGTCGAGGTTGATTCCAATGGGGAATTCCGAGGCACCTACGCACAATGGAAAGCCGCACGACAGGCTGGCCGGATTCGGTAATTTTTAACCTTTTTGGAGTAATTTAACGTGGCAAATACATTGCTTACTATCTCCAAGATCACCAACGAAGCGTTGATGGTTTTGGAGAACGAACTCACCTTCACGGGTGAAGTGGATCGCAACTACGACGACCAATTCGCCGTCGTGGGCGCGAAGATCGGCAACACCCTCAACGTGCGTCGCCCGGGCCGTTTCATCGGCACGACCGGCCCTGCGCTGAACGTCGAAGATTTCAACGAAACCTCGGTTCCGGTGACGCTTTCGACGCAGTTCCATGTGGACACCCAGTTCACGACGCAGGATCTGGCCCTGTCGCTGGATATGTTCTCGGATCGCGTTCTGAAGCCCGCCGTGGCTGCTATCGCCAACAAGATCGACTTCGACGGTCTGACCATGGCGAAGAACAACACCGCGAACATCGTGGGCACGGCTGGCACCCCGCCGACCGGCCTCATCACCTACCTCACCGCTGGCGCGTATCTCGACGCCGAAGGTGCGCCGCGTGATGGCCGTCGTTCGTGCGTGATCGAGCCGTTCACCTCGGCGACCATCGTGGACAGCCTCAAGGGTCTGTTCGTGCCGCCGGAAACGATTGGCAAGCAGTACCGCAAGGGCATGATGGGCCGTGACTCGGCTGGCATGAACTGGTACATGGATCAGAACGTCGTGAACCAGACCTTCGGTTCGTACTCGGGCAAGACGCTCACCACCAACACCAGCACCTTCACGGGTTCGCTGGCGACGGGCTGGGCTTCGTCCTCGACGATCACGATGGTCGCGTCCTCGGCGCTCACGCTGAACCAAGGCGATGTCATCCAGATCGCTGGCGTCTATGCGGTCAACCCGCAGAACCGCAGCGCGTATGGCTCGGGCAAGCTCCGCAACTTTGTCGTGACCTCGACCACGAACGTGGCGACGGGTGGCGGCACGGCTGTGACGGTTTCCCCGGCGATCATCACCGGCGGTCAGTTCCAGAACGTGACGGTCACCAGCACCAGCAGCACCGCCGCTGTGACGCCGTTCAACAACGCGGGCACGGTTTCCCCGCAGAACATCATCATGCACCGCAATGCGTTCACGCTTGCGACCGCTGATCTTGAGCTGCCGGATGGCGTGCATTTCGCCGGTCGTGCGTCCGACAAGGAACTCGGCCTGTCGATCCGCGTCGTTCGCCAGTACACCATTAACAACGACTCGATCCCGACTCGTCTCGATGTGCTGTACGGCTGGGCACCGCTGTACCCCGAACTTGCTTGCCGCGTTGCGGCCTAACCGAAGGAGTAAACCATCATGGCAAATCCCGGCCCGGCTTCAACCGTCAGCAATCACCCGCAGAATCTGGCGACCAACCAAGCCCTGCGCTTGATCGCGTCGTTCCAGTCTGTGAACCTCAACTCTGTCGCCGATAACGTGATGAACGTGATCGACTCGGGCCGCTACAGCGTCCAGAGCGTGATCGTGACCAACGCATCGGTTGATCTGACCACCGCACAGCTCGCCGTCTACACCGGCGCGGGCGCGACCGGCACGGCAGTCCTCTCGGCTTCGGCCTTGACGGATTGTTCGTCGGCGAGTGTGGTCAAGATCTTCTCGGCGTCCTCGACCGCCGCGCAGACGACGACCCCGTTGTATCTGCGTTGCACCACCGCGCAGGGCGCAGCAGCCACGGCTGATGTGTTCGTGTACGGTTATGATCTTACGTTCCTGCCGTAAGGTCGAATTGTCCTAGGAAAGGGGAAGCCACCTCGGTAAAACGGGGTGGCTTTTCTCTTTGGATGCAGTATATTTTGCAAAACACGCGAGGCCATCATGGTCAACACTTCCGTCTATCGAACCAGCGGTAAAACCGTCACGATGTCGCTGACGACCGCTGCTTCCTCGGCCACGCTTGTCGCGGCCAACACCAACGACCAGACGAACTACGTCATGCTGCTGAACACCGGCACGGGCGTGGCTGCGGTCGAGTTTAGTAACACCAGCACCGTCGCCGACCCCGCCATTGCGTCGTCGGGTAACGCCGGATCGTTCGTGTTGCCGGGCGGCATGAACTACCCGCTCGTCATCGCTGCCCCGTCAGCGCCGTTCTACATCAAGGCGATTTCTAGCGGCACGAATGTGCTGTATGTGACCCCTGTACAGGCAGACTAACCATGTCCAACTCGGTTCCGAGTACCGTCACGACAAACATCGTTCCGGTTCAAGGTATTTTCCAGCCGGAACCGACGTTCGCGCTGGTGTCGCTGATCGGCCCCGCCGGGACGCCGTTCTACGCCAACATCGACCCGAATCAGTCGGGGCTGACGATCACGAACAGCTCGTTTACGGGCGGCACGATTGACGACACGGTGATCGGCGGCACCACCCCCGCGGCGGGCACGTTCACCAACATCATCGCCACGACGGGTCAAATTTTGACCCTGCCGACCGCTAACAGCGACATCGCCACCAAGGAATACGTCGATCTGTTGGCCGGTGCGCTCAAGGTCAAGGCGTCGTGTTTGTACGCCACGACCGGCAACATCACGCTGTCTGGCCTCGGCACGCAGGCGGGCGGTGAGTGGCTGTCATCGCTGACGGCGGGCGACCGCATCCTTGTCAAAGACCAGACCAGCAGCCAATACAACGGCATTTACGCCGCGAATTCTGGCGCATGGACGCGCACCACCGACATGGATGTATGGTCGGAAGTCCCCGGCGCGTATGTGTTTATCAGCGGCGGATTAGTCAACGGCAACAGTTCATGGGTCTGCATCGCGGGCCAGACCGGAACGATCAACGTCACGGCGATGCCGTGGACGCAATACAGCGCGGTTGCATCGTATTCGGCGGGCAACGGCCTGCAACTGGTCGGCACGATTTTCTCGGTAAAGGCCAACGGCTCGACCATCGACGTATCTTCGTCGGGCGTCAAAATTTCTGACACTTACGCTGGTCAAACGTCCATCACGACGCTTGGAACCATCGGCACGGGAACGTGGAACGGCAGCACCGTTGCCGTCCAGTACGGCGGAACGGGCGCGACGACGCTGACGGGTTACGTCAAGGGCAGCGGTACGTCGGCGCTCACGGCCTCCAGCACAATCCCGAACACGGACATCACCGGCCTCGGCACGATGTCCACCCAGAATGCCAACGCCGTCGCCATCACCGACGGATCGGTGGCGGTCACGACGCTCAAGACGCTGGGGCTGACGGGCTACCTTTACGGCAACAACACGGGCGCGGTCACCGCCTCGACCACGATCCCGAACACCGCGATCACCGGCTTGGGCACGATGTCCACGCAGAACGCGAACGCGGTGGCGATCACGGGCGGCACGGCGACCGGCCTCACTAACCTCGGCGCGGACTATCTCCAGTTCAACACGGGCGCGACCGTTACGCCTGCCGTCGGCAAGATCTGGTGGGACGGCGGCACGACGATGGCCGTCGGCATGACCGCCAACGTCACGGCGGCGGTCGGCGAGACGCTGTATGTGTACGTCAAGGCATCTGCCGCGATCACCAAGGGCAATGTGGTAGTGCAGGATGGCACGGTCGGAGCATCTGGCGTCCTCAAGGCCAAACCCTCCCCGACGGGCCTCACCGACGCCCAGAGCATTCTTGGCATCGCCGCCGAGAGCATCGCGCTTAACAGCTTCGGGCTTATCCAGACGCACGGCTATCTGACCGGCCTCAACACGACGGGCACATCGGTCGGCGAGACATGGGCCGACGGCGACCCGATTTATTACAACCCGGCCTACGCGGGCGGCTTGACCAAGGTCAAACCCACGGCCCCATACATCAAGCTGCCCATGGGCGAAGTCGTCAGCGCCGGGCCGGGTAGCAGCGGTTCTTTGATTATTCTTCTTGGCGCATCGTCGCAGTTGGGCGGCACGGACTCCAACGTGCAATTCGGCACGCTGAACAACAACGATGTTATCGTCTACGACAGCACCGCTACCTACTGGAAAAACGTCGCACAATCGACGCTGGCGGTCGGTACGGCCACGAACCTTGCAGGCGGTGGCGCAGGACAAGTGCCGTATCAAACCGGCGCAGGCGCGACCTCCTTCACGGTAACGGGCACCGCCGGGCAAGTGCTGACCTCCAACGGGTCGGGCGCTCCAACGTGGTCAACTCCGGCGGCGGGCATCACCGTCTCGGACGACACGACCACGAACGCGACGCGCTATCCGTTGTTTGCGGCGACCACCACCGGCACGCTCACGACCGAATATGTCTCCTCGACCAAGTTCCAGTTCAACCCGTCCACGGGCGCGTTGACGGCGACTTCGTTTAGCGGCTCGGCCTCGGGCTTGACCAGCGTCCCGGCGGGCCAGCTCACCGGCACGATCCCGTCTGGCGTCCTTGGCAACAGCACGCTGTACGTCGGAACGACCGCCATCGCCCTTAACCGTAGCAGCGCCTCGCAGTCGCTTACGGGCGTCGCCATTGATGGCGCGGCAGGTTCTGTGGCGAACTCTGTGACGTTCAACAACGGCGGCGCAGGGTCAGCCAGCGGCGCGACCTTTAACGGCGCGTCGGCCATTACGGTGTCCTATAACACCGTCGGCGCGTCACCCCTCGCAGGCTCTGCCTCGCTGACTACGGTCGGCACGATCACCAGCGGCACATGGAACGGCAGCACGATTGGCGTCGGTTACGGCGGCACGGGATTGACCTCGACCCCGACCAACGGCCAGCTCGACATCGGCAACGGCACGGGCTTTACCCGCACGACGTTGACCGCTGGCAGTAACGTCACCATCACCAACGGCGCGGGCAGTATTACAATCGCCTCTAGCGGAATATCCACCGGCAAATCTATCGCTATGGCGATGATCTTCGGGTTTTGAGGAAGGCAAATGGCAAATCCAAACATTGTTAACGTCACAACGATTTACGGAACGACGACGTATTACACGCCGACCGGTACCTCCGCTGTTGTGTTGCTGCCAAACGCCGCCTCAAGCGGCAAGGTGTTTAAGATCAACCAGCTCGTCGTTGCAAACACGACCGGCAGCGCGGCAAACGCCACGGTTTCGATCTACACCAACGGCGCGGTAGCCCAAGGCTCTGCGCCTGCTGGCGGCACGGCATATCCGGTGGTGTCCACGATCTCCGTCCCAGCAAACGCTTCGCTGGTGGCGGTGGATAAAACGACCGCGATTTACTTGATGGAAGGCACATCCATCACGGTGACCTCTGGCACGGGTAGTGCGCTCACATATAGCGTCAGTTACGAAGATATTTCGTAAGGAGCCGACGTATGTCGCTCCGCTATAAGGGTTCAATCCTTTCGGCTACCGCCGCAACGTCTAGCACGACTGCGGCCTCTGGCTCTTGGACTCTGCAACAGCAGTTTCAAGCCATTGCCGCAGGTCTTTGGCCTTTGTCGCAATACACCATCATTGAGTCATTTCTTGCCTCTGGCACTTGGACGGCTCCGACCGGCGTAACCACCGTTGATTATTTAGTCGTTGCTGGTGGCGGCGGCGGTGGTTGGAGAACAGGCGGTGGTGGCGGAGCGGGTGGTTTCAGAACCGGCACAGCCTTATCCGTAACTGCCGGAACTGATTACACCATCACGGTTGGCGGCGGAGGGTCTGGAGCAACTAGTTTTGCAACCGGCGCATCGGGGTCTAATTCTGTATTTAGCACCATAACCAGCGCAGGCGGCGGTGGCGGTGGCAGTACAAATACCGGCAACACCAATACAACAGCAGGAAATGGCGGTTCTGGCGGTGGCGGAGCAGTAAACAATTCTGCTGCTGGAGGCACGGGGAATACGCCTTCAACGTCTCCGTCACAAGGCAGCAATGGTGGAGCGGGAGTCAGCGCACAAGGTTCTGGCGGCGGTGGCGGCGCATCGGCTGTTGGTGGCGCAGCAACATCTCCTGCAATTGGCGGCAATGGTGGCGCAGGAACTGCCTCTACAATTTCCGGCAGCAGCGTCACTTATGCCGGTGGTGGCGGTGGATGCGCGTCGCTTGTTACGCCAAATACGCCGGGAACGGGCGGCACAGGAGGGGGCGGTAATGCTGCCCCTGCTAGTGGCGCATCAGCAGGCGTTGCTGGCACGGCCAACACAGGTGGCGGCGGCGGTGGTGGTGGAGACAACACAACTCCCGGCCCCGGCAACGGCGGCACCGGCGGTTCCGGCATTGTCATCCTGTCCTACAGCATGGCAATCGGCACGCCGATCATTTTCAAAAGCACAGCAACGTGGACTGCACCGACTGGCGCAACGACGGTGGATTACCTTGTCGTCGGCGGGGGTGGGGGCGGTGGAAACGGCGGCGGCGGTGCCGGTGGATTTAGAACCGGAACGGCTTTAAGTGTTACGGCAGGAACGGCTTATGTTGTAACCGTTGGAGCCGGCGGCAATGGCGGTGTAAGCAACTCATCAGCCTCAACAAGTGGCAATTCGTCAACTTTTAGCACAATCACATCCGCTGGTGGCGGTCGCGGTGGAAATTGGGGCAATTCAGGCGCAACCGTTGGAGCAACTGGCGGCGCAGGCGGTTCCGGCGGTGGCGGAACTGCTTATGGCGGTTCGCAGCCAGCCGGCGCTGGCAATACGCCAAGCACATCACCTTCGCAGGGCAGCGCCGGAGGTAATGGAATTGAAGTCCCTGGAAATTCAGCGGGAGGTGGTGGCGGCGGCGCATCTGCTGTGGGTGCTGCCGCAACATCTGGAGCAGGCGGTACGGGCGGTAATGGAACCGCATCAACTATTTCTGGATCATCTGTAACGTATGCGGGCGGCGGCGGCGGAGGCGGTCAAGCCGCTGCACCATCAAACACTTACGCTAATGGCGGCTCTGGCGGTGGTGGCAATGCTTTGACTGCCGGGGGCGCTTCTGGATCAGTCAACACGGGCGGTGGTGGCGGCGGGGGGCAATATGCCTCTACTAGTGGCGGCGCAGGCGGCTCCGGCATCGTAATCATCAAGGTCAACTAATGTCTCAAAAATACATAGGCGGGTTCATCACCAAGTCGCCCGTTGCGCCGACGACCTCGGCTGCGAGCGGCATTTGGACGTTGAGCCAAGCCATGCAGTACATCAAGGCCGGGACATGGCCGTTGCCTAACTACACCGTCATCGAGCAATTCCTTGCCAGCGGAACGTGGACTGCGCCTACGGGCGTGACTGCCGTTGATTATTTGGTTGTCGCGGGCGGTGGAAGCGGAACTGGTAATAGCGGCGGTGGCGGCGGTGCCGGAGGATTTAGAACTGGAACGGGATTTAGTGTAACGGCCGGAACTGATTACACAATTACCGTTGGAAGTGGCGGTGCAAATACCACGGGGTCTGGCCCTTCAACACAAGGCAACGACGGCAACAATTCCGTATTTAGCACTATTACAGCAACCGGCGGCGGTGGCGCGGGGCGGTATGCTGCAAACGGTAGAAACGGCGGTTCTGGAGGAGGGACAGCCGGAGGCGGCACGGCAGGCTCTGGAAATACTCCATCTACATCGCCAAGCCAAGGAAATAATGGCGCAACTGGCCCAACATCCGCCGCATACGGCGCAGGCGGCGGCGGTGGTGCATCAGCCGCAGGAACCGCAGGAACAACTACAAATGGTGGCGCAGGCGGTGCTGGAACTGCCTCAACTATTTCTGGCGCATCTGTCACCTATGCTGGTGGTGGCGGCGGTAGCATTAGTGATTCAACTACAAATTACGGAGCCGGTGGGTCTGGCGGTGGCGGTGCCGGAGGCAATAACGCTTCGCCTGTTGTTCCCGGCACGAATGGCACAGCCAATACCGGCGGCGGTGGCGGAGGAACAGGAACGTCAACTACGTCTGGAAATGGCGGCTCCGGCATCGTCATCGTCTCTTACGCAATGGCCTTTGGCACTCCGATCATCTTCAAAAGCACAGCAACGTGGACTGCACCGACTGGCGCAACGACGGTGGATTACCTTGTCGTAGCGGGTGGCGGTGGTGGTGGTGAATATATTGGCGGCGGCGGCGGCGCAGGCGGGTTCCGCACCGGAACCGCTTTAAGCGTTACTGCCGGAACTAATTACACCGTAACCGTTGGCGGCGGCGGTACTGCTGGTTCTGGTGGTTCTGCAGGCAAAGGCGGTAATGGCAGCGATTCCGTATTTAGCACCATTACTAGCACAGGCGGCGGTGGTGGCGCAGGCCGACAAGGAACAGGTGGGGGTCTTATTGCGGCTGGAAATGGCGGCTCTGGTGGTGGCGGACGAGGAAGCGGGGCCGCTTTTGGAACGGGGAATACCCCGTCTGTAAGTCCAAGCCAAGGGAATAATGGTGGCTCTGGAAATGTTGGCCCCGGCGGAGCGGGCGGCGGCGGTGGCGCAAACGCAGCCGGATCAAATTCTGGCCCAAGCGGGCAAGGCGGAAATGGAGCGGCAGGGACTGCTTCTTCAATTTCTGGCACATCAGTTACTTATGCTGGAGGAGGCGGAGGCGGGTCAACAACTCCAGCAACAACAGGCGGAACTGGTGGCGCTGGCGGTGGTGGTAATGGAACAACTGCAAGTTCTCCAGCAAGCAACGGCACTGCTGGCACAGCAAATACGGGCGGCGGCGGTGGTGGTGGTGCATGGACTGATGGCCCAAGCACTAATGGATTTGCAGGCGGCTCCGGTATTGTTATTTTGAAGGTGAACTAATGAAGGCTTATCAACTTGTAGGCATCAACACGGCTATGCACTTGCTGCGCCCCGGCGCGAAGTGGGAAATTACGGGTGGCGTAGGGTTTACCCGTTGGGAAGATCCGCGCCCGCAACCCTCAATGGAAGAAGTCATGGAAACCATTGAGAAGCTCAAAGCGTTTGAGGATTCCATCAACACGATCTTGTTGCCCGAGCAACAGGAGGCGATGGAAGCGCAAATGGAGCAAGTCGAACAGGCGATGAATTCGTGAACTTACACGGCATATTTCCGACGCCGGTCGCCAAGTTCACGCTCGGGCGCGACTTCACCGACGACGAAACCGCATTCGTCGCCGCGCAGCCCACGCACAAGAACATGGGCAACACGACCAGCAACGACCGTTATGTGTTGCGCCATGACACGATGGCCGACCTTATGGCATTTGTGCAGGCGTCGGTTGATGAGTACGTCAAGGCGGTATATGCCCCCAAGGAGGCTGTATCGCTCCGCGTCACGCAGTCATGGCTGAATTACACCAAGCCCGGCGAATACCATCACAAACACGCGCATCCGAATTCGTTTGTTTCCGGCGTCCTGTATTTGAAGGCCGCAAAGGATCAAGACCGCATTTATTTTTACCGTGACGGCTACCAGCAGATAAAATTGACCACGGATAACTGGAATCTATATAACTCGGAATCGTGGTGGTTTGAGGCCG